TTGAGCTAGACAAAACTCTAGAAAACGAAATCAAACAAATCAAATACGATGCTTACAAAATAGGTTGGTACATGCGTGGTAGTTTTTCATACAATGATTTAATGTATACTATTACTAACGATGACAAAGAAATTCTAAATAGAATTATCAAAGAAAATATTGATGTAGTTAAAGATACTAAGATGCCTTTGCTTTAATTGCTTGGGCAGCTTGTTTACCACCCTTAGGAAGTTTATCAATTTCTCCAGCGTCTACAGCTTTCTTAGTGGCTTTTAACACTTTCATTAGTTCTGGATCTGATAGGAATGTATCTTTAATTTCTGCGGCTGCTTTTTTAGCAAGAGCATTGGAAGTAGCTGTTCTTTTTTCTTGTAGTTGTGCAATGTCTTCAAGTATTCCTCTTTCCCAATCTTCTTGCAGGCTTTCGTTTGGACATTCAGGAAAACTAATCATTTTTAGTGTTTCAGGACCAAACATAGTGCCTATGAACTTGTCAGCTATCCATTCTGCAACAGATGTTTTTGACAGTAGTTTTGCTACTATACTTGCTAACACTGCTGATCCTACCCAAGCTAGGGCAGTTGCTATCCAACCTGCTATAGGTAAAAGTGCTAAAAGCATAGCTAATCTACCAATTACACCGGTGGCCGCACCAACCACACCGGTTGCATAAAATAATATATTTTCAGTAATAGTGTCTTTGATTTTTACTTCGTATGCATCAGTTTGTTTGTTTACTTTACAGCCATTTGCCATATATGCATTAGCCCAACCATCAGCGTCATCAAGAATATCGTCAACTGCAAGTATTGTAAAAACTATTTTTCCTACTATTGTTCTTGCCGCAATGGCTAGCATTTTAGATCCTATACCTGCTACTTTGCTGCCGCCTGGAATTTTGTCTAGCACTTTACCTATTTTTCCTTTAGCCTTACCTATTTTTCCTTTAGGTTCTCCTGTTTTCATACCAATAGGACTTCCAAACCCGCTTAGTTGCTTGATTGCACTATTAAACTGTTTGGAGTCTATGCCATGTTTGTTTACTGCATAATTTAGTTTTGTTTTAGCAAATGCTGCTTCAGCTCTATTGTTCACTGTTCCGATAACTGTGCCATCAGGATGAAATATGTTGAAAAGATTGCCGACTTTTTTAATAGAAACCTGAGGGGCTTTGCCAGAGCCGCCAGGCAAAGGCAAATCTAACTGGATAGGATTAGCTTCGGTTATTTGATATACTTTCATTGATACAGTCCAATCATTAAGTAATATTATTTATCACAGTGACAAAGATAGTAAATAATCTACTATGGATAGTGAAATAGATGATCCACATGATGATTGTAGTCATTGGGCAGGACACATATAATATGTATACTCATTGGCATATCATTGATGCAAGAACACGTGAAGTTGTTGTTGACAAACTGCTTGATGTAAGTCAAGCCAACGAGACCTTACAGATGTTGCAATTACAAAACCCACATGCAGAGTACGAAATAATAGAAACACAACATTCTACAGTTAAACCAGGCTTTGGAAGAGATCCAGATTTGCACTAAATAGTGATCAGATGTGCGAGCCAATAGTTTATTTTGTTTTGTTAACCCTAGTGTTAGTATGGATGTTGTATATAGATAATAAGAAATGAGCTAAAGCTCATTTGTGTTTCGCTTGCGCTCAACACTTTATTATTTGATATGATTAAGTGCGAAGCACTAATGCTTCATGTAGATTGTTTCAGTCAGACGGAACCTACACAGCGGTTCCATCATCTCGAAAACTTCATGTGAGTTCGTCACAGCCGAGACCGGAAGTAGGTGTTTGACTCTGCTACTGGGCTCTGACCTTTCCCAACCTACGTCGACATCACGAAGAAAATCTGCGCAACCGTTTTACCGCGCTGCGGATCGCTTCGCTACCTCCCGCTTCGTTCCTTTGCAAGGAGTTTTTGTAGCATACAGCCTGTTGAACTTCTCCACACCCATCGGCGATCTTTCACGCAGAATCTTGGAGGATCGAGCAACCTCGATCAAACAGTGTTCTTGTTTGCCTGTAAATATTCTTTTAATACTTTGGAACTTCCGACCCGCACATTAATAATTCCGTTGTAATACTCATCTGTCTCTAAAACTCTTCGGTCGAATTGTTCCTTTGCCTCTAAATAGCTTAGTACGCCTCTGCTGGGACAATAGTGAAGTATTTCTCTAGTAAACTTGTCTGGGCCTAATCGCTTGACGTCTGCTATCAAATGATCTGAAGATCCCCAATAGTCTCTCCAGTCTGATTCTTTAGTTCCGCGTCTTTTGTTTTTCTTGCCTTTGAGTGGTGGCTTGGTAGTTTTGAATTTGGCTAGTTTTTTGCCTATGTATTTGCGATTATTGGTAGTATTGGTTATCAAGTAAACAAAGCCTTCAACTCCTTGCGGAATTTCTTCAACTTGTTTTCCTTGATAAGTCCATTGCATATGGATACTTACCCGTGCCTATTCAGTGCCTTGGTCTTTTTTGGTTTTGTGCTTTTCGTGTATTTCTATACTGCGTAATTTTGCCAATCTGCGTATCTCACGCAACCATCTACGAGCGGCTGCATGTGTACGCACACTGTTTCGTGCTTCAAATTTTTCATTTTCTTTGAAGTACTCCATGTATGCCTTGGTCAATTGGTCATGTATGTCGTCTTTAATTTCTGCCATTGTATAGTTTTTTAGCCATTTGAAAAATTGGAATAAACACTAGTCCAATAATACAACCAAATGCTGTACCAAATGCAAGATCCCAACTAGCAGTACCTGCTCCGCCCATAAAATCGCTTACAGCGTTTCCTATACCAGCACCTATAACAGTTCCTATACCTTGTTGAAACGGCTTAGGCAGATATTTTTCAACACTAAGGCCAGTCATAGCACCTAGTATCATTACTGCGTTGTCTATTATTCCAAAAATTATAAAATCAATCACTTTTTTCCTTACTCGACAATTTCAATGTCGTTTGCATAACTTGTATAACCGTTTTCTTTTACAACCTTGAGCACATGATTAACGCGGCCTACAAGTTCATCCTTGTGTGAAATCAAGAATACATTTTTGTGTCGTTCTCTGCCCATTTTCTTAAGTATGCTCAGCGAATTTTCAACGCCTGCTGTGTCCATACCTGAATCAATTAATTCGTCAATGAATAGTAAGTTAATATTTTGATACAAACTTTCCCAAACATCTCGGAATGCAAAACTTAGTCCTAGTATTAGTCTATTGCGCTCACCTCTTGACAAGTTATCAAAGTCCAAGTCTTGACCTAACTGTGTAATTTCAACAGCAAGATCATTTTGGAACACCACTTGATGTGGCAGTCCAAGTTTTACAATATAATATGTAAGACGATTGTTTAAATATGCTAAATTCTGTTCAATAATCTTTTTACGAATAAACGAATCTTTGTTTGTTAGCAGTTTGTAGAGAAATTCTTGATGCTCTTTAAAATCATTGAGATCGTTTACAGGTGTCCAGTCTATTTCTTGAATAGCAGTTTGTTGTAATTCTTTGATCTGTGCATCATATGGATCTTGTTCAGCACGTTTGTTTTCTAAACTCTGCTTCAAACTGTCAACATTGTTGCGATGTTCATATGCTTCTTTGGCAGTTTCATAAAATGTGTCAGGACGTCCGTTTATGTCACCTATTTCTTCAAGACCATCTACAACATCTTTAAGTTTGTCTGCAACTTCTTTATAGTATGCCTGCGCATCTGCAAGTTCTTTTGCTTTTCTTTCTTCAAGTTCTGCTTTTTTATCATCATGCAGTGCTTGTCCGCAGGTATAACAGGTAGCATCTTCTAAATTTGCGATGTCTTTTTCTGCTTTTTCTACTGACTTAGTAGCACGTAGCAGTGCTGAGTCAAGTGTGCTTTTTTCTTTATTAAGAGCCGTAATTGCATTGTTTAGTTCTGTCCAACTTTGTAATTTTTCATGCTTTTCAAGCTCTTCATCAATGTCTAAATGCTCTAATTCGTCAATATTTTTCTGTAGTCTGTCTACATCTTGTTGTTGCTTGCTTAACCAAGCTCGTTGCGTATTGCGTAGACTTTCAATAGTGTCCTGAATTTTTTCGTTTGCATTTTGTATACCTTGTATTTTTGCATTTTCTTCTGTTATTGCTTCACGAGTAAGACGCATCTGTTCTTTAAGTGTTTCTGCTTTTTCAGATAGTATAGTAATACCTAACAGTTGCTCAATAATAGCACGTTGATCATTCTGCTTCATACTCAAGAATGGTTCAGAATAGGTGTTTAGTGCTACAACATGCTTAAACATGTCGTGACTCATGTTTAGCAAATCACGTATAGATTCTTGGGTCTTTCTACTATCACCTTGGCTAAGATCATCCATGTCTTGTTCTTGGTCATTAACATAAAACTTCAAAACATTAGGAGAACGTCCTCTTTCAATACGATAATCTATACCATCTTTTTCAAAATGGAGTGTGACTAACATTCCTTTGCCGTTAGTCTTGTTAATCAGATTGTTTCTTTTAATGTTGGTAAGGGCAACTCCATACAGAGCATAACTGAGGGCGTTTATGATTGTGGTTTTGCCCGTACCATTTCTCGATCCTGCGTCATCGCCGCCTTGATCAAGATTCTCTCCAAGCACAAGTGTTAGTTGTTCCTTGTTGAAATCTACAGCCTGAGTTTGATTACCCACGCTCATAAAGTTTTTTACTGTTAAATCTTTAATTTTTATCATTATAGCTCGTTGTAGATGTCTAATAACATCTTTTTGTTGAATTGTTCCGAATCTATTGCTGATATTTCTCCACTTACAATTTGATCTACACTTTCAAACTGTTGAATATCAACGTCTGTTGTAATTTCTTCCATTTGTTTTTGTGGAATAAGTGATATTTCTCTACACTTATATTGATTCACAAATGTTTCTTTAATAAAAGTTGCTTCTTCAAATGAGATAGGAACATCAATTGTCACACGCAGATACATTTTTGGCTTTATAATATTGTCTGTATCTTCTAATAGTTGTTTCAATCCGATAGTTCTATACTTAGGACACTCGGGCCAGTTGATATACTCTGGTTCTGCATCGTTCTCACGATCCAATATCATCATACCACGGTCATCATCCCAAGCATCTGCATAGTTGTGTGGGAAAGCATTTCCTAAATAATGCACAGCACCTTGTACTTGACGCTTGTGAAAGTGTCCTGAGAAAACATACTTTTGATGTTTAAAATGATTAGCTTTAAGTTCACCATGATCTGGCATCTGCACCATTGCATTCATATAAAAGTTTGGCAATTCAAAGTGACCGAACATGTATTTGGTCTTAATATTTTCAATTTTTTTCCATTCATCGCCTACTAACCAAGGAATAAGTGCAACATCGTCTTCAATGTGTATGTCATCTACAATAGTAATACCAGGAATGTGTCGACCAAATTCTACACTGTACACATCACGCTTGTCTTTGTAGTACAAGTCGTGATTACCTGCAAAAAAGTAAAATTTATCAAATGCTTTTCCTAGTTTTTCTAAGCATCGGATAGTTGCATCCATTGTGGTAAGGTTAAGACTGTTTCTGTTGTGATGCCAATCACCACAAAATATACCAGTTTCACAGTTGTGAGCTTGTGCCTGTTCTATAAACCAATCTACAAATGCTTCACAATCATCGTTGTGAACTTTAGAGTTGCCTTTAAGACCTAAATGGATATCAGTAAAAACTGCTGCTTTCTTAAACAATATTCAATCCTCAGTTATTTTATACAATACTAACGTAAAAAGTCGCTAAAGTCAAGAAGTTTTTTTGGCTTCTGCTTCTCTTTTAAGTGAATTTTCCCATTCGCCTTGGCTCTGTCTGGTGTAGCTTGGATTCATATGGTTCATTTCTAGTATGTCGTCACGTATATTTTGGTTGCGTTTTTCTATGTTTATGACTCTAACAAACGAGTTTGTCACAGCCGCAGTGTAATAGGCAAATGGATTCTGTGATTTTGATTCATCAAACTGCAAACCAATTTGTGCAAGTTGCAGAATTGCTTGGCCCTTCATTTCATCATTATATGTGTATCCACGCACATTTCCTCTTGTAGCATATCTGTCACAAAGTTTTAACCACATGTTTGCTAGTTTGTTTGTAGCCTTACCATGGTCCATGGAAAAGTATCCGTTTTCCATACCACCTTGCCAATGACTTTTGCCTACACATATAAGTTCACCATCGTCGTTAAATTTGTAGTGTTGAAACGGAGGAAAGTTAACTTTTACTTTAGTATCTGCAACTGTTTTAGGGTTCTTTTTGCGTCCAGGTTCTTCTGGGATATGATCAAACATCATAATCCTAAAAACTAGTTCTTCTTTTGTGATCTTTTTGTAGTCTACTTCGCACTCAGCTAGTTTTACTTTTCGACCTTCTTCTTTAGCTTGATCAAATGCTTGTACTTGTAGTCTTTTTGCTTTATTACGTTTTGCTTCTGCTATAGTTCTTATGTTTATTTTTTCTATGCTAGGCAAAATTATATCATATTGATGATATTCAGGGTCAACATAGCTACAAAATGCACTTTTTGACTTATGAATCTCTTTCAATATGTCTTTGTTGTTTAGATAGTTAATTCTTTTCATATTTTCTCCGGATTTATTTTACTATTATAAACTACGTAGTTAATAAAGTCAACTAAATACTTTATATATAAGGAAATTTTTATGGCAATATTTGATGGAAACGGCAAACAATTACAAAGAGCAGTAGGTAGTGCTGTACAAAATGCAGCCGAGCAAGTAAAATCTTTTACTTCAGGAGCAGGAAATCCTGCATCTTCAGCAGCCGCTACTGTTGGTTCTGAATTAGCTAATGGCGTCAAAGATAGGTTAACAGATTTTGCAGACTCTACAGGCTTTGGCAAAGCATTGAGAGCATTTAACCTTTTACCAAATGCAGAACCTGAAAATCCAACACATGTTGCCGCAACAGCCGCAAGTGATGGTGCAGATTGGAGAGTCAAATTAAGTTTACCTAAGAATTTCAAATCGCTTGCACAACAGTCGCCATACTTAATGGATCCTTTGATTGATACTGACGGTTTAGTGTTTCCTTACACACCAACGATATACATGACACATTCAGCTTCTTACAATCAAATATCGCCTGTTCATAGTAATTATCCTTTTTTTGCTTATCAAAACTCTAGAGTGGATCAGTTTAGTATTGTTGGAGATTTTTATGTTGAAAACAATTTAGAAGGTCTTTATTGGATAGCAGCAGTTCAGTATTTACGCAGTGTCACTAAAATGGCATATGGAGCAACATCAAATGTTGGTTCACCTCCTCCTGTTGTGAGACTTAATGGTTATGGAGATTATGTATTCAAAGATGTACCATGTTTAGTGACATCATTTTCGGTTGAACTAGGACAAGATGTTGATTATATACAAGTGCCTATTGCAGGCGGAGAAGGTTCGTGGGTACCAACTAGAAGTAATATTCAAGCAACAGTTCAACCTGTATACAGCAGAAGAGAAGTTGAAAAATTTAGTCTAGATCAATTTGTAAAAGGTGGCTATATTCCTAAAGGCGGATTTATTTAATGGCAAAGTATAGTTCAAACAGTCCTTGGAATGACACAAGAATAAAAAATGGGCAATATTTAGATACGCTCAAAATTAGACCAATACCTGCTGAATCTGACGACATATTTTATACAATAGAAGTACAATATACACATAGACCAGATCTACTTGCATATGATTTATACGGAGACAATAATTTGTGGTGGGTATTTGCACAGCGCAATATTAACACTTTGAAAGATCCTGTGTATGACTTTGAAGCAGGAACACAAATTTATTTGCCAAAAGGTGGAAACCTTAAACGACTGTTAGGAATCTAATATGTCTTTTACTCCACAGAATTTATTAGCACAAGCACAGAAAATTGGAA